CAACTTTTTTAGATAATTATTCAGCCTATAAGTTTTATGAAATAAAAAATGGTGAAAGACCAGATATTGTATCTCGTAGGTTATATAATAATCCAGATTTTTATTGGACATTTTTTGTTGTAAATGATTTTTTACACGATGGATATCGAGCATGGCCAATGAGTCAAGAAGCTTTACAAGAATATATTACAAAAGAATATGAAGGTTATGCTATTACAACCAATCCTGTTCTTATCCATAATTCAGATGGTTTAGTAACTGGTATTAATAATAGTATTGTAGGAAAATTTCAGTTAGGTGAAACAATTACTGGAGCTGATTCTGGAGCAACAGGAAAATTGACTAAAAAAGATATCGATATGAATCAATTAATTATACAAAATGTTACAGGTGCATTTATCGGTGACCCAACATTAATTCAAAATACAACTGAACAAATTACAGGTGCAACATCAAGCGATACAGTTTCAACATATCGAGTATTTAAATACGCAGATGCTCCATATTATTACTATGATGAAAGCGATGTTGATGAAAAACCAGTGACAAATGCAATCTTTATACCAGGAGGCGTACCGGAATCTGATTTAAAATATAAAACATATCGTGATCATGAATTCGAACTGAATGAAGAAAGATCGAAAATAAGATATGTAGATCCTAATTATATTGGTCAATTCGTTGACAAGTTTAAAAAATCAATAAATGCTTAATTATCAGAGTAATACAAGTTCTTTTGCCACTGCATTTCAAATTAATGAAGTTAAGTTATATTCGAATTTAAATGATAAAAATCAATTTATTGATATTAGTAATCTTATATCAACTTTAACAATTCAAGAGAGCTTATTAAAAAATAGTATTAGTGCGGATATATCAATCATTGATGCTGTAAGTTTAATAGAAGCTTTTAAATTAAATGGTAATGAAAAAATTGAAATTCTTATTACTAGAAAACAGTTAAAAGGTGAAGAAAAAGAATACTCATTAAAATTGCATATTGCAGAAATTAATAATTATTCTAGAACAAAAGCTGGATCTCATGCATATAATTTAAAATGCGTATCTGAGCATGTTTATAATAATCAATATATTACTTTAGTTTCACCATTTGAAGGTTCTTATGGTAAAATAATAGATAATATTTGTAAAACAAATTTAAAAATTTCAAAAGATAAGTTAGATATAAGTGGTGCTACAGGAGTTGGTAAAGGTGTATTTACAAGAGTAAAACCATTATATGCAATTAATTGGTTATTAGAAAATTGTCATGATGATGGAACACCTTTCTTTTTCTATGAAACTATTCAAGGTAAAATAAAATTAAAATCATATAAAGAATTATTAGCTCAAGATGTATATGCTGAATATAATAATAATCCTTATACAAGAGAAGATTTATCTACACAATCAGATCCAATTGTTGCATTTAATGAAGAATTAAGAAAAATAAGATCATTATCTTCTGATTTTAAAATATCAAAATTAAAATCTAGTTCATCAGGGGTATATAGTTCTCAAGCATTTAATGTTGATATATCAAATAAAGTTACTGATAAATCAACATTTACTTTAGTTGAAAATAAAAATAAACAATTAAATGATAAAAAATCTTTTTCTGATAATATAAAATTTATGGATAGAAAAATAAATGAAATGCCAGATGTAAAAAATTATTTTATATCAAAAAATAGTTTAGCCTTTGGAAATCAATCTAATTATCATAATGATTTTGGCCAAGGCAATCTTGAAGCAAATTCTAGACTACAAAATTTAAATGCTCTAACAAAAGAAATTACAATTGCAGGCGATTTTGATTTAGAACTTGGAGCTAAATTAGATTTAAATATTCAAAGAGTTGGTGCTGATGGATATGAAGATCCAAAAGATCAATATATATCTGGTAATTATCTTTTATTAAGTAAGACACATACGTTTACAAGTAAAGGTTATTTTATAAAGGCTTTACTCAAAAAAGATTCATTTATCGAAAGTGTAGATAAAATAGTAAAAATTAATAGGGAAAAAGTAAGTGAAGAATGATATGTTTATAGGTGGTGACTTTGCTTGGTTTACTGCCATAGTTGAAGATATTAACGATCCAAAAACACTTAATCGCGTAAAAGTGAGATGTCATGGTTGGCATACAGACGATACTGGTATTTTAAAAACAAGTGATTTACCTTGGGCGACTGTGATGATGCCTTCTACATCTGCTTCATTTAAAGGTATAGGTTCAAATCATGAATTAGTAGTAGGTTCTTTTGTTGTTGGATTCTTTAGAGATGGTTCAAGTGCACAAGATCCTATTATAATGGGTTCAATTGCAACTCAAACTGATGGTACAATTGATATACCAACTGAAGCTCAACATAATCCTCCTACAAATAAAGTACATAAAACTGAAGCTGGACATAAAATAGAATTAGATAATACCTCAGGTTCAGAAAAAATTAATATAGAACATAAAACAGGTACAACAATTAATATTGCAGCTGATGGAACAGTATTTGTTAACGCATCAAATACTACTGTTGATATAACAGGTAATACTACGATTCATGGTAATTTAAGAGTGAATGGTACAACGCATTCAACAGGTGATGTATCAACTGATGCTGGTAATGCTCCAACATTAGCAACTCATAAACACATTGAAGTACCAGGAACTGGTGGATCTGCATCACCAACACCGGCGCAGCAACTAACATCGATTCCTGATGAATCCATCACTTAATAGAGTATAAATAGTAATATGGCAAGTTTAATACAATCAGATAAATCAATTACAGGAGATCTTTCAAAGGCGAAAGTTGTTTCTCGTAAAAAACAATTTAAAGATTTAGATTTAAATTTTATACCACATCCAATTAGAAAAGATATTGTGCCTTTAAAAGATGATGTTGCTATTAAAAATGCTGTAAAAAATTTATTAGTAAGCAATTTTTATGAAAGACCTTTTTCACAAGATAAAGGAGCTAACCTTAGAGGACTTTTATTTGAACCGGCTGATGCAATAACAGAGATTTCAATAAAAGAAAATATCAAAAGAGTTATAAAAAAATATGAACCAAGAGTTGCTATAAGACAATTAATTATAAATGATTTACCTGATCAAAATGCATATAAAATATTGGTAAATTTTAAAATAAAAGAATTTGATACTAATCAAAGTGTTGAAATAATATTAAGAAGGTTAAAGTAAAATGGCAAGTAATCTTAACGTAACAGAACTCGATTTTCCAGAAATTAAACAAAATTTAAAGAACTTTTTAAAACAACAATCAGAATTTAATGATTATGATTTTGAAGGATCTGGTTTAAGTGTGTTATTAGATGTCTTAGCATATAATACTCACTATAATGCTTTGAATGCTCACTATTCATTAAACGAAGCATTTTTAGATTCAGCTCAAATTCGTGGTAATGTTGTAACAAGAGCAAAACTTCTTGGATATGTTCCACGATCAGTATTATCTCCAAGAGCAACTGTAAACTTATCTGTAAATGTTGCAAGTGAAGTAGGAACTAAACCAACTGTTCTAGAACTTACAAGAGGTACAAAATTAAAAACTACAGTAGGTGGTGAAGAATTTCAATATGTGGTTTTAGAAACACAACAAGCAACCTTAATTAATAATGTATATACATTTCCAAATGTGGTAATTGCTGAAGGTACATTTAGAGAATTAAAATATAGAGTTGATAATGATATTGAGAATCAAAAATTTCAACTCTCTGATTTTAATGCAGATACTTCTACTCTGCGTGTACGTGTACAGGAGAATGAAGAATCAACCTCTTTTGATATATACACAAAGTTTGAATCTTTAAGAAATATTGATTCTACAAGTAAAGTTTATTATTTACAAGAAAATTCTGCTGGTTATTATGAAGTATATTTTGGTGATGGTGTAACTGGTAAAAAGCCAACAAATAATAATATTGTAACAATTGACTATATTATTACTGAAGGTGAAGAAAGTAATAATGCAACTACATTCTCAATGGTTGATAATATTGGAGGATTTACTAATACTACAGTAACTACAGTATCAAATTCAACTGGTGGAGTTGAAGCTGAAACATTAGAATCAATTCGATTTAACGCACCATTAACATTTACAACTCAAAACAGAGCTGTAACTTCTGAAGATTATTCAGCAATTATCAAGAAAGAATTTTCAAATGTAGATTCAATATCAACATGGGGCGGTGAAGATAACGATCCACCTGATTACGGAAAAGTTTATATCGCAATTAAACCATTACTTGCTTCTACACTTACAACATCAGAGAAAAATGATATTACAGGAGCAATATTAAAAGGTAAGAATGTAGTATCAATTACTCCTGAGATTGTCGATCCAAACTTTACACATTTAGAAATAGATTGTTTCTTTAAATATAATCCAAACTTAACAGATAGAAGTTCAGTTGAATTACAATCAGTTGTAAGAGATACAATATCAGATTATAACTTTAATAACCTTAATAAGTTTGATGGTGTATTTAGGCATTCACAATTAACAAGAGCAATTGATACAGCAGATCCTGCAGTATTAAATACAATTGTAAGACCAAGAATGTTTAAATACATTACACCAGTTTTAGACGCAAATGGTAACATGGCTCTACAAAACTTTACACTCACATATGTAGGACCAATTTATACATCACAATCAACAAGTGATTACACTATTGAATCATCAGCTTTTGGACTTGCAACAGATCCAACAGGAAAATATTATTTTGGAGATCTTGCAATTTCTGGTTCAACAAATAGAAAAGTAATCATCTATAAAATTGTAGATAATAATAATGTTATTGTAAACAACGATGCTGGTTTAATTGAGCCAGCTGCAGGAAAAATTACTTTAAATAGTTTTAGACCTAATGATACAAGTAGAATTAAAATTACAGTAACACCCAATACTTTAGATTTAGCTCCAAAAAGAGATCAGTTAATTTCAATCGATAATGACTTTGTAACAATTACACCTGAAATCGATACAATTGCAACAGCTGGTTCTTCAGGATCTATTAATTATACAAATACACCAAGATTTAAATAATGGCACATAAAACATCATTATCACCTAATATTGTTGAGCAAGATAATTCATCCTTGCATGAGACAAAGGAAGATTTAAGACTTGATCAGTTAATTCCTGAAGCAATACTTTCAGACAGAGCTCGTTTAGAAAATTTCTTAAATGCATATTATACATTTATGAATATGGACGAGTTCATATATCAAGAAACAGAATCATTCGAAGATATAGTATTAGATAATGTTGCAAGATTTAGAATACCAGATCCTGATAATGAAAATGATCAGTTTTTTACAGATGAAACTGGAGCCAATTCAACTTTAGTTCTTACATCGCCTACAGGTGTTTCACCAGCTGAATTTACATTTGATGGTTCAAGCAATAGTATTGTAGATGTAGGTAAAGTAAGCTCAATTACAATGACTAATACTGGTAGTGGATATACAACTGCTACTGTTACTTTTTCAGCTCCTCCTGTAGGAGTTACAGCAACTGGTACTGCAGTAATAGAAGCTGGTTCAATTACAAGTATTACAATTACAAATCCAGGTAATGGATATTCTGGTTCAGCACCAACAATTACAATTACGGGTGATGGAAGTAACGCTGCTGCTACAGCAGTTGTTTCATCTAATAATCAATTAAAACTTTCAGCATTACAAATTGGTGCTTTACCAGTAGGCACATTAGTTCAATATGATGCTGGTGATGGTACAGCAATTGGTGGACTACAAGACAATCAACAGTATTATGTAGTTGCTCAAACAAATGAAGGTGTTCAACTTTCTCTATCATCAGGAGGAACTCCTGTTACATTAACTGGAGTAGGCACAAGTAATTTACATAAAATAAGAGGTGTTGCAGCTACAATGTCAATACCTTTAAGCGATATTAATGTAGCAATTACAAATGGTAATGACTTACCTGGTACATTGGCAGATTCTACATCAGAAATAGGTAAAACATTTACTGTAAATGGATTAAGTTCTTTTAATAACTATACAGCTAAGCTTACAACAATTGTAAAATATTGGGTAGGTCCAGGTCCTTCATGGGTTATGAATAAAATTGAAGAGGCGATGGATATTGATCGTAATGAGCTTAATTATTTGGAACTTATGCAAAAAGAAATTGCAGCTGCAGTTCCAAGAGATGTTACAGTAAATAAAAGAAACCTTTATAAAAGAATTATTGATTTCTATAGATTAAGAGGTAGTTCAGATTCTATATCTATCTTTTTTAGATTATTATTTGATGATAGTGTAGAGGTTGAATTTCCATTCAATGAAACATTAGTACCTTCATCAGGTACATGGGACCAACCAAATGATATAGCTGCCACTTTAGCAAATGCTGTAAATAATACTTCAACTTTAGTAATTAAAGAAGAAAATAATGCAATTAAACTCTCATCTAAATTAGTTGTAGGTACAACCTATACAAAAACAGATGATATCAGAGTTACAGCAATTAATGGTACTACAATTACTGTTTCAAGACCAAAGGCAACTCTTTTTGATGGCAGTGATGCCGATAATATAGACACAACAAATAATTCAATTAAACTTTCAACTGAAGAAGTAGCAAAATATCCAGTGAATACAAAACTCACATATAATGTACCAACAGGCGGAACTGAAATTGGTGGATTAACTGATGGAAATGATTATTTTGTTGTAGCAAGATCAGGTAATAATATAAAACTTTCAGCTACTCAAGGCGGATCAGTAATTAGTTTAACAGGTGTAGGAGCTCTTTCAAATCACGAATTAGTTCGCTATATAAAATTAAATGCAGATACTAATATTACTTTTGTACCAAGAGGTACTTATTTAGATAATAAAGGTTTCTTATCAGACAAAATTAAGATTCATGACAGTTTAAGATATCAAAGATTTAGTTACTTAATTAAAACAGGTAAAAATTTATCTGATTGGGAATTATCATTTGACAAATTAGTTCATCCTGCTGGATTTATTTATTTTGCAGAAATATTAATCTTCTTAGAATTAGTTGATGAAACATTAACAGCTGCTCTGAACAGAGCTTCTATGCCAGATAATCAACCTGGTGTAATAGGACCGGAAGATATTCCATTACTCGTACAAATGTTTGCATCTCAATTCTTGCCATCAACAATTGCAAAGGTACATAAATCAGGTACTCTTTCTCTTGGATTAAAAAATGGTGTAATCAGTGGATTTACAATTACTGATGGCGGAAGTGGTTATTTAGCAGCTCCAACAATTACAACAACAGATTCTGGTACTCCATCTGGATTTACTACTGCAACAATAACATCAACAATTGCAAATGGTTCAGTTACAGCACTAACAATTTCTGATGGTGGTAAAGACTATAATGTTCCAACAGGTACTGTAGCAGCTCCACCAAGAATAGTCTTTGATGGTAGTGATGATGAAGTGGCTGGTGTTGGTATTGTAAATATAACAGATAATACAATAAAATTAACAGCACTAGAAGCAGCGGCATTGCCAATTGGCTCAAGAGTTACTTATGATTCAGGTGGATTATTAGCAATAGGTGGTTTAGTTACAGGTCAACAATATTACATAGTATATAATTCAAATAACGAAGTAAAATTATCAGACACAGAAGGCGGACCAGAAATTGATATTACTTCAGTTGGTGGTGGAACAGATCACGGATTTACAGGTGAGACTGCAACAATTACTTTATCGAAAACTGATGGTGAGTTAGAATCTATTACAGTTGTTGAACCTGGTTATGGATATGTAAGCGCTCCAGCAATATCATTTAATGGAATTGAATCATCACTCGGTAGTGGTAATTTACCAGTTGCAACTATTGCAATAGATTCTGATGGAAGATTAGACGGTGATAATATTACAATTAGCGATAATGGTGGTGGTTGGTCTAATTTATTTGCAACTGTAGCAGCTAATCCAAGTGCTGGAACATTAGCGTCAGTAGATATATTTGGTCTTGCAGATAAAAGATATACCACAGCACCTACACTTGTTTTTTCAGAGCCTGATGCTACAGATACAGATGGTAATCCTTTACAAACTAACGTAACAGCAGTAGCTTCATTTACAATCGCATCAGCTGATATATTATATACAGCTCAAGAAGAAACAAACGATCAAGCTTTACCTGAAGGAGAAAGAATTGGTGCAGTTGAAGGTGAGATTAAATATCATAAAGGAGAAATTACTGGAGTAAGTATTACAAATGCTGGTAATGGTTATAGTTTCGATCCAACTGTAAGATTAAATAGTGCAGTTCATAATGAACAGAGAGTAGCAGATCAAGTTGAAACATTAATTATCCATGCAAATCATAATAATGTAAAACCAATTACTGGAACATCAATTAATCCAAAACAAAGTTCAGGTTCTTTAAGAGGTTATACTCTTTATGATGGACAAAGATTCGATGAGGCAAAGGATACTCTTGATTCGTCAACAAATCCAGACTTTACAATTACTCAACAAACTCCAGTAGCGGATAAAAAGATTGAGGAACATGTAGTACAAGTTAGAAATCCTAACTTTAGAACCATAATAAATAATGGTTATAAACAAAGAAAAGGTACTGAGAATTTCTTTACGAGTTCTCGACTTTATAATACTAATCAAACAATTGAGTTTTTAGGAGACAATACATTACAAACTATCGACTCAACTGTTATAAATAACTATAATACAAGTGCAAACGTGCACATTGAATAAAGGAAACTAATATGGCAGCAATAGTAACATCAAATTTTAGAGTTTTAAATGCTAATAACTTTAAAGATGACGTGGCAAATAGTAGTGTTTATGTAGCTATTGGTAAATCAGACGTTTGGTCATTAACGACTTCTGATACAACTGATACGACTCCATTTACGCCTAATGACCACTTAGACGATTTAGGGGAAGCAAGAGAAAACCTTATAGGTATGAAAAAGATAGCATCAGCTGATCTTTCTCATGTAGTAGACAGATATACCTGGACATCAAATAGAGTATATGATGAATGGGATTCAAATGACGGAAGTATTTTTGATAAATCATTCTATATAATTACTTCAGAGTTTAAGGTATATAAATGTATCAAAAAAGGTGGAGCAGGTTCTACTATCCAACCAACTCAAACATTAACAGATCCACAAGCAGAATCAGACGGATATATATGGAAATACATGTATACAGTAGCCGTTGCTGATGCTGAAAAGTTCTTAACAAATAGTTATATGCCAGTAAAAACAGTATCACTTGGTACAGAAGGAGTCGTAGCTGCCACTACATCTTCAAGTACTACAGTGACTCTTACTGATTCAAATCCTGATATTACAGTAGGTATGGCAATCAACGGTGGTTCAACAACAGTTTCCGCAGTAAATGGTAATACACTTACAGTTTCAGCTTCTTCAAGCTTTACAGCTGGAGACATACTTACCTTTGCTTTTGCAACAGATGCAGCCGCTGAAGCAGCTTTAACTGAAGCAGATTTTGCTCAGTATCTTAACCAAAAAGCATCAAGAGATTCTTCAACTGCAGCTGGTATTGAAAGAATAGAAATAACAGCAGGTGGAACAGGATATACAGATGGAACAGGTTTAAACTTAGTAACAATTACAGGTGATGGAACAGGAGCTACAGCAACATGTGATGTTTCTGGTGGTGAAGTAACAGCAATTAATATTACAGGTAAAGGTACTAATTATACAGTAGCTGATGTTGTAATTTCTGGTGGCGGTGGTTCAGATGCTACTGCAAGAGCTGTGATTGCTCCAAAAGGTGGACATGGTGTTGACCCAAGAGCAGAACTTGGTGGTTTCTTCTTATCACTTAATGTACAATTACTTGGTGCATCAGACGCTGATTTAACTACAGGTAACGATTTTAGACAAATCTCATTAATAAAAGAACCAAGAGTTTATAACGCAGTTCCTTTAGCTGGTTCAATTGCTTCAGCTGATACATTAAAAGCGTTAAACTATTTAGACTTTGTATCATCAGTTGATGTTACTGATTATTCTGTTGATGAATTAATTGTTGGTGGAACATCAGGAGCTCAAGCATATATCGTGGAAATAGATTCAGATACTGGTTATATTTACTATCATCAAAATAGTAAAACAGGATATGTAGACTTTCAACATGGTGAAACAATTACTGGACAAACATCACAGACGACTGGAGCATTAGAGGATAATTTAAGTAATAATCCTGGTGTGAATCCTCCAGAAGTTGATAGATCAAGTGGTCAAATATTATTCTTAGAAAATAGAGACCCAATTAATAGAACAACAACACAGATTGAAGATATTAAAGTTATATTAGAATTCTAATATAATTTATTAGGAAAAATTTATGGCAACAACAGTAGTAAAAAATTATAACGTAGCACCTTACTATGATGATTTCAATGAAGCAAAAAATTATCATAGAATTTTATTTAAACCAGGTTATGCAGTACAGGCAAGAGAATTAACTCAATTACAAACTGCGTTACAAGCTCAAATAGATCGTCATGGTCAATTTGCTTTTAAAGATGGTTCTAGAGTTATAAATGGTAAAGCTACTTTAAATGTTAATTATGATTTTATAAAAATAGAATCCGATTTTACTCATTCTACTCAAGGTGCTTTAGATACTGATAACTATTTATCAGATTTTGTTGGTACAAAAATTACTGGTACAGCAAACGCGACAAATCAAGTTGTTGCAGAAGTAAAAGCTGTTATCGCTTCAGAAAACTCAGATCCTAATACACTTTACATTGAATACTTAGAATCAGGTGGTCCAAATAGAACAGTTGCTACATTTGCAGCTGGAGAAGAATTTGTTTCAAACGCAGGTACACCTGCTTATGGTATGGTTGGTGGTGGTTCCAATATTGACGGAAGTAACACTGCCTCATCTATTACCAATCCAACTGGAAAAGGTTCAGTAGTATCAATTGAAGAAGGTGTGTATTTTATTGCTGGTTCATTTGTATTTGTACCAGCTGGTTCTTTAATCTTAGACAAATATACAAATACACCAAATTATATTGTTGGTTTAAAAGTTACTGAATCAACAATCACATCAGATGCAGATAGTGATCTTGTAGACAATGCACAAGGCACACCAAACTTTTCAGCTCCAGGCGCTGATCGATATAAAATATCAACAGAGCTTGTAAAACAAGATCCTAATTTAGCAAATCGTACTGAAGATAGTATGATAACATTACTTACTATTGAGGACGGTAAACCAACAGCGGACAAAACAGATAAAAATTTAGATACAGAGCTTACAAAGAGATTAGCAAAAAGAACATATGAAGAATCAGGTGACTATTCATTAAATCCATATCAATTAAATATCCGTGAACATTTAGATGATCAAGCTGGTAATAATGGTTATAAAACCTCAGCCAATGGCGGTGATGCTGATAAATTGGCAATTGGTATTGAACCTAATGTTGGATATGTAAAAGGATTTAGAGTAGAAAATTCAGTGACAAAATATGTTGAAATAGATAAACCAAGAGATGCTGTAAACGATACAAAATTTATAGGTTCTGATCCAACCACAATAAGATTGGGTAACTATGTTAAATTAAAAACATCAACACCTGATCCAGTTGGTATGCCAGATATTAATACATATGATACTATTAATTTACATAATGCAACTGAAGGTGGCGGATCTGTAGTTGGAACATGTAGAGCAAGAGGTCTTGAATATGTTGGTTCAGAATTAAGACTTTATATCTTTGATGTTCAAATGACATCAGGCAATTTTAGTTCGGTTGTAAGTTTAGAATGGAATGATGGTGGAACAGTAAAATTCCAAGCTGATTTAAATGGAACAGATACATTTGATGGATCTTTTAATACTTTAGTTTATAAATTACCATATACAGCAGTCGATACATTACGTAGACCTGCTCCAAATCAATCCTTAACAGTTGCTTCATACACAACAAAACAATTATTAGAAACAGGTGCTGGTTCACTTACAATGACTTTAGGTACTGGTACTTTTGCAGATAATGATGTAGTTGCTGCAATCGTTCCAACAAGCGGAGATGCTTCGGGTACTGATGTAGAAGTTCATATTGATACAAGTGTAAGTCCATCAATAAGTGGTGGTCAAATTACTTTTACAACTGTGAATGGCCAAACACCAAGTGGATCTGAAAAAATTGTATTTATTGCAAATGTTCAAAAGAGTGCATCACTTGAAAAATCAAAACAATTACAAACAAATGGTTCAGTTTCAAGTCAAACATTAGGTACTGTTGATGGTATAGCAAATGCTGTATCTCTTGGTAAAGCAGACATTTATAAAGTTAAAACAATTACTGACGCGAATGGTGCTGATGTTAAAAGTAAATTTTATCTTGACAATGGTCAAAGAGATAATTTTTATGGATTAGGAAAAGTAGTTCTAAAACCAGGACAATCTGATCCTGGTGCAATTAACGTTACTTTTGATTTCTTTACTCATGGAACAGGAGATTATTTCTCAGTAGATTCATATGATGCAAATGATGTAGCTTACGAAGATATACCGAGCTTTAATGGTATCAATGGTTACCATGAATTAAGAGATTGTTTAGACTTTAGACCAAGAGTAAACGATGCTGGTACAGGTTTTGATGGTGGTACAGCTCAAACTTCAGACATTCCAGCTGATAGTTCGCTTTTTACATCAGACGTTACTCATTATTTACCAAGAATCGATAAATTAATTGTTACAAGAGCAGGTGAATTTAAAACTGTTGAAGGTGTTCCTTCAGAAAATCCAGTATCACCTGAAATACCAGATGACGCAATGGCAATATATGATTTAAGATTAAAGCCTTATGTGTTTAGTACATCAGATGTAAAACCAGTTATTGTCGATAATAAACGATATACAATGCGTGATATCGGTAAAATCGAAAAACGTGTTAAAAATTTAGAATACTTTACTTCACTTTCATTATTAGAACAAAGTGCTGCAAGTACTCAAATCATGGACGGCAGTACTGAAAGACTTAAGAATGGATTTATTGTTGATAGCTTTAAAGGTCATGGTATAGGAGATAGTGGTAATGTAGATTATGCAGCTTCTGTAGATAGACGTAAAGGACATTTAAGACCAAAATTTGATGAAAGAAACGTAAATCTTATTAGAAAAGCTGGTGAAGCCAATGGTACAGGTGGTAAAGCTTTAAAAAGTAAATCAATCGTAACATTACCATTTACAGAAACAAACTATGTCAATCAACCATATTCATCTATATATTCTAACGTAAATCCATACGCAGTATTTAGTTGGGCTGGAACAATTGAACTTTCGCCTGATACTGACGAATGGAAAGAAGTAGATGTAAGACCACCAGTCATTATTGATGATTCAGAACAATATGAACAGTTTAAGAAAATGGCTGAGGAAGAAGGTATACTTGGAACAGTTTGGAACGAATGGGAAACAAACTGGGCTGGAGTAGATGTTCAATCTGATCAAGAAATTACAGGTAATAGAAATAGAATAAATCAATTCTGGTGGTTAGATGGAGAACCAGAATTTAGAGATATTGATAATCAAGGTAATTTATTTGGAGGTGGAGCACAACAAGTAAATACTACAATTACAACTACTACAACTTCAAATCAATCGAGATCAGGTATTAATACAGATTTAACATTTGATACTATTACTAAATCAGATGGTGTTAAGGTTGTTGAAGTTAACTTTATACCATTTATCAGATCAAGAGAAATACATTTTAAAGCTCAATTATTAAAACCTAATACTCAAGTTTATGCTTTCTTTGATGGTGCTGATGTATCAAGTTATGTAAGAGAAGATACTTTTGTAGAATTTACCGATCAAAATAATATTGATACATTTGAGGGTTCAACATCTCATCCTGATACAGCAGGAGCTTTAATCACTGATGCATCGGGTGTAGTTGAAGGTTCATTTATTATACCAAGAAATGCTGCATTAAAATTTGCAACAGGTGCAAGAGAGTTTAGACTTACAGATAGTAGTACAAATAATAAGAATAACGAAACAACATATGCTGAAGCACAATATCATGCACAGGGTATGTTAGAAACTTTAGAAGAAAAAATTATTTCTACAAAAGTACCAAGACTTGAAACATCAGAAGTAAGAGAAGATAGAGTTATTGTGGATACTGAAGTATCAGAAACAACTGAATGGGTTGACCCAGTTGCAGAAACATTCCTTGTAGATAAAGCAGGTGGTATATTTGTTAACTCAGTTGACTTATATTTTAGAAAAGCAGATCAATCTATACCAGTAAGAGTTACAATTAGAACAACTAAGAATGGTTATCCAACTCAAAGAATAGTACCAGGCGCTGATAAGATTTTATATCCTACTTCAATTAATTTACCATCAGACGCAAATGCAAATAATGGATTTGGTAATGCAGATGCAGCAACTAACTTTGCTTTTGATTATCCAGTTTATCTCTCACAAGATACTGAGTATGCAATTGTTGTAACTTCTATGTGTGATAACTATGAAGTATACGTTGCTGAAATGGGTGGACAAGATTTAACTGATGTAACAAAAAGAATTGTAAAGCAGCCGTATGGTGGTGTATTCTTTAGTTCAGCAAATGCTTCAACATGGACAGCAGAACAATCAAAAGATCTTAAATTTAAATTAAATAGATGTTCATTTAATACATCAGATCATACAATCAACTTTACAAATGATGTATTACCTAAGAAGAAATTAGGAGCAAATCCATTCTTCTTTACAAATGGTTCTGGTAACGTAGTTGTATCTCATAAAAATCATGGTATGTATAGTACCTCTGCAAATGTAACAATTTCTGATGTAGCATCAGGAACATATAATGGTATTGCACATACAGCTCTAAATGGTACTCATAATATTACAGCATTTACTCATGATACATATACAATTGCTGTAGGTTCAAATGCATCAGGTGATGGATATGCTGGTGGAACTGGAGCAAAAGCTACTGAAAATAGACACATTGATGTATACTATCCAAACGTACAAAACTTACAAGTACCTGGAACATCAATTAAATTTTACGCATCAGGAGTTACCGGTAAAAGTTTAGATGGAACAGAAACTCCATACGCAACAACTTCTGAATATGAAATATTACCAAATAAAAATGTGTACTTTGATAGACCACAACTTATTTGTTCTTCAATAGATGAATCAGAGGAAGTTGGAGGTAAATCATTTAATTTAAGAGCTGTACTTTCTACAACAGATGAAGCATTATCACCTGTTATAGATATGAGTAGATTGTCACTTAATACTGTACAAAATATTGTAAGTTCAGATAGCGCAGTAACAGCAGAAGAAGTTGTATCAGGTGGACCTGAACTTGCTAAATATATAACTAAGAAAATAGAACTTAATGAACAAGCTGATGTAGCAACTGTTTATATGAATGTTCTTAAACCAGGAAATGCTACTGTAGAATTATATTATAGATTTACTACAGGTGATGAAGATATATCAAAAGAAGCATGGGATCATGTTGATCCAGCAGTAAATGGCTCAGGCGCAATTCCAACAAATGCTACAAGATTTAGCGAGGTAAGATTTGATATTAATCCAACAGATTTAATTGGTGCTATACAGTTTAAGATCGTAATGAAATCTACAATTACTTCATTACCACCGATTATTAAAGACTTTAGAGCAATTTGCGCAACATAGGTAAATTATGGCAAGAAAGAAAATAATTGATTATCCTGATTTAGAAAAAGATACTTCTAGTGGAGCAGTTATAAATACTAATACTAATGCATTTTCTGCTAGGCGAGCACAAATGAAATTAGATAAAGAAAAAGATGAAAAGATTTTGCAACTTGAAAAGGATGTTGCAGAACTTAAAAAACTAATAAAAGGGTTGAGTAAAAAATAATGGCAAATAAAGAAACAAGAGTATATAAATCCGATACACTAGAACAATTTCGTCAAAAGACGAATGATGTCTCTTTACATCTTGGAGATAACGAACAGTTAAATAGTAATCTTTCTGATAAAACATATAATTATGTAGATGTATCAGCTGGAGACTTTTTATTTAAAGATACAGATGACGATGCTAAGTCAGTTAGGTTTGAAGTAAAACCAGAAGAATCTTTAGATAATACTGCCGGTTATATTATTCTTGTTGACTCACCAACTATTGGACAATACTTTGTCAATGGTAATACAATATCACAATCAGGTGGATATAGCGCAACTATAGAATCTGTAATAAATCAAGAAAAAATATTAGTTAAAAATTCATCTGGTACATTTAATGCAGCACAAGATTTAACAGCAACTGATATTGCCGATTCAAATAATACTTCAACTATTGCAAATGCAAACGTAGTCAGAGTAGAAGCAGAATCTTTTGATATTGGTGTAGTAAGAGTTTATAAAAATGGAACAGAACTTTCTCAAAATTTATTAGAAGGTGGATTCCACGTACCTAATTATGTTGGACATATTGCTCTTTCTAACAGTCCAGATGTTTCAGAATTTACTGAAGGTTCTTATGTATATCAAAATGGTTCACAATTATCAACTGAATCAGCAGTAACAAGTAATTCAAACTGGTATGGTAAAGTATTAAAAGCAACATCAACTGAATTATTACTTAAAGTTTCACAGGGTGTCAATAGTACTTTTAGTGCTGGAGCTCAAATAAGATTATTAGGTTCAAGTGATACCATTGCAGCATCAGATCATGGAAGTTTAACAGATAAACCATCAAGTTATGGTGTTATTATAGAATTAAATAACGAAGCTTCAGCAAATGATGATATTAAAATCTTTTCAATGGACTTGGTTGCTTCAGTTAACGAATTACAAGATGATGTTGGTGTAACAGAAAATTTAACAACTGTTGCAACAAATCTTACTTCAGCAGTAAATGAAATTGAAGCAGTATTTGATGCTTCAACATATGAAATATCAGCCGGCACAAATAATTTTAACGTTACATCAGGTCAATTTACATTAGATTCAAATGCTGATATTATATTAGATGCTGATGGTGCAGATGTTATATTAAAAGACGCCGGTTCAGAATATGGTAGACTTACAAATGCAAGTGGTCAATTACAATTAAAATCAAATGGTTCAAATATCTTTTTAACAGCAAATGATACTAATGCTACATTTAATAATAACTTAGTTGTTGAAGGAACATTAGATGTTGATGGTAACTTTGAAGTTGGTGTATCTAAATTTAATGTTGTTGCAGCAAGTGGTAATACACAAATCGATGGTACACTTGATGTAGATGGAGTAGTTACCTTTGATACAAATACAACAGTAGGTGGAAATCTTACAGTCAATGGTAGTACAACAGATTTAAATACAAACTTAGAAGTATCAGGTACTGGCGCATTTGCAAGTGCAGTTGGTATTGATGGTAACTTTGATATTAATACAGATAAATTTACTGTGGCAGCATCGTCTGGTAATACAGTAATTGCTGGTACATTAGATATTGGTTCATTAAATACTACAGCACAAGATGTACTTGGAGCGATAAACGAACATGAATCAGATATTGGAACAGTTGGAAATCTTACAACATCTGCTACAAGTCTTGTAACAGCAATCAATGAATTAGATCTTAAACAAGGTGCAGCATCATTAACAACTACAGCAACCACATTATCAGGCGCTGTAAATGAATTAAATGCTGGTAAGCTTAATATTACATCGGGTACAGAACAAACAATTCAAAGTGATATATCATATGATGGAAATAAAACTTTTACAATTGAATCAGGTTCAACTTTAGATATTACTGATGGTACATTAATTGTTGGTGGTGGAGCTGGTTCTCAAGTTTCATTTGCAACAGCATTTATTGAATTCTCATCTAATAATGCTCAAAGAGGTTTATTCTGGGAAAGAACAGATTATAGTGGTACACAAGATGTTAAGTTACAATGGAATGAAAACCAAGTATCAAATAACTTAGGTCACAGAGCTTTACAATTATTAGGTGTAACAGAAACAGGTGCAACAATCACTAATCCTCAGGATATTGTCACATTCTATAATGCAAAAGATTTAGTAGCAAATAATACTGAATCAGGCATTAGTGTAATATGGGATTCAACAAATCAAAACTTTGACTTTAATGTTAATGACCCAGTTATTTCTCTCGCAGGAGATGTTACTGGTTCAGCAACAATGACAAATCTTGGTAATGTTGAAATTACTACTGATTTAGTTACAGATCATTGGACAATTACAGATGGTTCTAATTCAACTGATGTTACCTTAGGTCAAACATTAACCATTCAAGGTACAGCTGGTGAAATTGAAGTTGTCGAAAATAGTAGAACAGTTACAGTAGGATTACCTACAAACGTTGATGTTGATGGAACATTTACTGTTGGAACAAATTTAACAGTAAATGGAAATACCACACTTGGTAATGCAACATCAGATACAGTATCAGTTGCTGGTGACCTAACAGTTACAGGTGATTTAACAGTTAATGGTACTGAGACAATATTAAATACAACAACATTAGAAGTTGAAGATACATTAGTTCTTGCAGGTAATAATCTAGTTTCAGAACCAAGTTCAGGTGGATTTGGATTAGAAGTTGGTCCAATTACAAGTCCAAGTGGTGTTGCTTCTGGAGTAACAGGTGCTCACTCAATCGTATATAACTATGCAACGGACCAATGGGAAGCAGATGGTTCATTAATATTATCATCAGCAACATTGGGTAATCCATCAGTTGAAGGAACTGATTTTGATAGTGGTAAAAATCTTGTTTTTTCTGCAGGTTCAGGATTATCTGAAACTGTAACAGGATTAGCAGGTAGTACATTTACAGTTACATATACAAATACAGATAAAGGTTCATCACAAGCCATATACAAGAATATATCATCTGATTCAGGAAGTACTGTTGCAAATAGTAATAACGATACACTTACAATTTCTGGTGGTAATGCAATTGCCACATCTATAAGTGGTGATGTAGTAACAATTGCACATGATGATACATCAACATTAAATGGTGCTTATGGTGGTAATAATGATGGTGTTGTCATAGAAGATATTACAGTTGATTCAAATGGTCATGTTACTGGTGTTGGAACAAGAGACCTTGATGGTAGATTCTATCAGCAATCACAATTCGTATCTACAAATACATCAGGAGCTCCAGTTATTAGAGATGGTTCAGGTAACTTCTCTGCTGGAACAATTACAGCTACTTTATCAGGTACAGCCACAAATGCGCAATATATAAATGTTGATGAGAAAAATGATAATGTAACTTATCAAGTATTATTCAGTGACCAAAATGATGCAGGATTTACAAGACCATATATTGATACTGATGATTCACATTTTACATATAATCCATCAACTCATACTTTATCAGCTGGTACATTCTCTGGATCGCATTCAGGAAATGGTTCAGGACTTACAAGTTTAAATGCTTCAAATATTTCATCTGGTACAATTTCAGATGCAAGATTACCAAACTCAATTACATCAAGTATTACAGGAAATGCAGCCACAGCAACAGCACTACAAACTGCTAGAAATATTGGTGGTGTATCATTTAATGGTA